GAGCTTGTCAACCTCGGCCTGGCTGGCCAGGTGTACCACGTTTTCCCCCTTGGCCCGGGCTTTGCCCGCCGAAGCCTTGCGCGAAGGCGGGCGCGACTGACGGGAAACGATCCTGAAGCCGCGCAGCTTGAACTCGTCGAGCAACTGGTCGGCTTGGGCGGCAGAGAGATCCTTGCTCGATCCGGCGCCGAACATCTCGCGCAGCACGTCGCGGTAGGTGTCGTCATCAAGGCCCAGGTCGCCCTTGGCGATGTGGATCAGCATGATCTGCTTCGGTGTAGGCATCGTTTAAGCCTCCTCTAAATCGTCCCCTAACTGCTTCAACTCTTTCGCGAGCCTATTTCTGAGAGATTCCAGCGCAGCAGATTTTGCATGCGGGCATAGGCATGCGCCATGCTCACGGTAAGTGCATTCCTCGCTACCGTCAGGAGGCATCATAGGGCAGAGCGCGAACCGGCACGTTTCCACACCTACGCAATCAAAGCTGAGCGTAAATTCACCCTCGTAGATATTCGCGCAAATGTTCGCTGATTTACTGGCTTTCTTTTTCATTTCTCCGCGGCCTCCGCGTCTCTGTGTGAGTCGAGCCTGTATTCCTTTCGCTCCCTGAACTCCTCCCGCTTTCCCTTGTTCCACTGCTGCACCGGCCTGAAAAACCCGCACACCCGGGAATACACCTCGACAGGCGCGCCGCACTTCTCCTGATCGCTCACGCCTCTTCCCTCCCCAGCAGCTCGTAACCGTACCTTCGCCGGCCGCGCTTGACGCCCAGGGAGTGCGTGCGGATCAGCAGACCGTTTTTGCGCAGCGCGGCGATGTCCGAATGGACCGCCTGCGAGCGGGTGGCGCGGCGGATCGTCGCCGTGGTGCGAATGCCGCCCTGCTCCAGCACGGCCAGCGTCTCCTGAAGCTGCTTGCTGGTTTCGACGCTGCCGTAGTGCATTCCCTTCTTCTCGGTCTTCTCGCTCATCGCGTATACCCTCCTGCTTGTCCACGCAACCAGTGATTGGCTGCAAAAGATGTCCTCGGATAGGGGCAGTGCGCATCAGGCAACGCCATGAGCCCCTCTTGGTAGCACCGTTCTTTTATGCCCTGCCAGAAGTGCCTCGCCTGATCGGCTGCGGCTTCATTCTTCCAGTTAATCGCCACAAGCCCTCCTCTTGTAAAAAGTGCCCGGCGGCCAGGAGGAGGAAGCCGCCGGGCGATTCAAGGGCAGATGATGGCTGCTCATCAGGCCTGGGGTACCACCCCCGGGCGACGATCTGTTTGCCGGCGTCGGCAAATAGATCGTTTCGCGTTCAACTTGTTCGAATAACCTCTCTTGTAAAACCCAAAGCGAATTCAGTGAGCTCGCTGACTTCTCCCGCCTTACGCAGCCGTGAACGATAGACAACAAGATCCTTCCCGCGGCCGCGCGAACGGACAGTGATTGTCTCGCCCGAGACATCTACAACCCGGCCCTGGCGAAGAGATAGCGTGACTCTCCTCCCGTTTCTCCGTGTGTTGGTCCAAGTCACTTTGTCCCCGATTAACAAATCAAAAATTGTCATCGCTATCCTCTTCTTTTGTGTTTAATTTGTGGGTCTCAATTAAAAGAAAGCCTGATTCAGACTGTTTGAATAAAGGGACAATCCATTCAAGAATCTTTCCGCAAACACATTCAATAAGTGCGTAATCAGTCTCTCCGTACTCAGGGGAATGTCTTTTCCCACAGAAAGGGCACCCTTCATTTGGTAATTTCATTTTTAATTCCTCCTTTGGGGACCCCCGTAAACAGGTCGTTTCGCATGTACACTTAAAGCTGGAACCAAATGACAATCGTGTCATCCTCCTCGGAGCCGAGATTAATCTCGGTGATTTCGGCCAGCTCGACTCCATCATCGATGGCAACGTCTTTGTCGCCGTGGACATCGATCAACTCCTGTAAAAACTCGATCACCTCACTGGCTTTCATTGCCCGCCTTCCTTTCGCAGCTGTTTGAGCCGCCGTTCGATAAACAGGCTTTTCGTGAGTAACCCCCTGTCAACGCTGATTTGATGAGCGCGCCTGAGCAACGCCACGTCATTCACATGTTGCAGGGTGCTTTTCAGATCCTCGGCGCTGGATCCAAGCAGTTGATCCACGGGATCTATGGTGTGATAATCCATCACGCCACCTCTTCCAGTTCAGTCTCAAAAGGCGTCACGACAAAATCTTCACCCTGGGTAATGCTGACCCCCTGGATGCTGGTGGCCACCTCGGGTTCGGCCAGCATCGCTTCTTTGTTGATATCTTCGGCAACACGGATAAACCGCAGCAGGCCGAGTTTTTTACAGGCTTCAATGATGGCTTCTTTACCGCGCAAGCCCACTTTCGGAGGGCGTGTGCGCCAGTTGATTTTACCGCTGGCGAGCAGGCAGAATTTGACTTTTCCGTCTTGTGTCAATTGCGCGCGGTTGGCTTCGCACCACACATGCACGCCCTTGTTAAGTTGCATGATGTCAGCGCCGAGTGGCTGGGCTTGGGCTTCAAATTCCTGCTTGATCGCAGCGAGCCGATCGTTCATGTCGGCCTCAAGCCGCTGGCGCTGGCGCTGCAAACGGCCGATCTCGGCAATAAACTCTTCGGCATCAGCGCGGCTTTGCGGAATGCGCAGATCGGGACTTTCGGTTTTAAAACGGGCTTTTTTCGTCATGGTTCACTCCTCCTTAATTGTGGTTGTCGGCGCCCAGGATGCGCTGCAGGCGATCGCTGGCGCGGCGGCGGTGTTTGTGCTGCGTGTAAAGATCGAGGGCCATCATGGCCACAATCGTCAACAGACCTCCGAAAACCAGGCCGACAAACAAACTGAGTGAATCAAAAAATACGGGGTTCATGTCCTACCTCCTGTTTTTAACGGTTTTGTTCCTTCTCTTTTTGACTAATGAAATTCGCGCAAACATGCAGCCAATCAACCTTCCCACCGTGCTTCGTGCACCGGTCGGGAAGGGAGGCGTAATGCCAACAGTTGGTGCAGCATGCCGCTTCTCTGTAGTCCGGTGCTCTCATTTTGGCCATGCCGTCCTCCGTCCTCTGGCCATTAGATTGCCATCACCACGTCATCAGTCACCCGCTCCTCGCCCATCTCGTAGGCCAGGTTCATGGCCCGGGCGGCGTAATTGTTCACCAGCAGCGGGTAAGCGTGGCTGATTTTCCCTTTGCCGTCGCGGCTTGTGGAGGTGAGCCGCTTGCCCAGGGCCTCAATGGCCTCGGCGCTAAAGACCTCTGTGGCGCTCTTGCCCAAACGCTTGAACTTGAGATTGATGTACTCCTGCAGATGGCCGTTGAGCCCCTTGATTTCGGCGACCTGGACGCGGCGGATCACCTCACGCATGTCGACGTTCGTCGACTCGTTGAACATGTGTTTAAGCTCGGTCTGGCCGATCAGGATGATCCCCAAAAGCTTGCGGTAGCCGTCTTCGAGCTCGTAGAAGCGCTTGAGGTATTTAAGGGTCTGCACGTTGAGATCGTGCGCCTCTTCGATGATCAGGCAGGCCCGGTACCCGGATTTCGCCCGGTCGAGCAGCAGCCGCTGCACCTGGCGGGTCTTGTCCTCCAGTTTCGCCTTGCACTTCTCGCTGGAGACGTCCTGGATGATGGCGTCGCAGATACTGCCGGCGGTGAGCCACCCCTTGTCGATCATCTGCGGGTAGATCACCAGGGTGTCGCCGTCGCGCTTGAGTTGCTCGACCACCTTGCGCCGCATGACGCTCTTGCCGCTGCCGACTTCGCCGATCACTGCGAGAAAACCGCCGTGCCGGGCCGCATCGAGCATCGCCGCCTCGATGTAGCGGTGCTCTTCGCTCATGTAGATGTCGGCGTCCTTCTGGACGTCGTCGATGAAGGGGTTGCGGAACATTTTGAAATGCCTGAGTGCCTCCTGATTAATCATTTCTACCTCCCATGTAATGGTGATGTGTGCGGGGTCGCCCGGCACGATGGCCGGTCCCCTTTTGACGCCCTGCGAGGTGCGCTGCCCGTGACCGGAAGGCATAACGCAGCGCAGGTCGCGCCCGAGCGGCCGCCAGACGTCGGCGACCGAGAGCCCCCGGTCGCTGAGCCAGCTCATAGCCTTGGGGCTCTGGCCGACCAACGTTTCGAGGGCAGGCTTGAACCCTTTCAAGGTGGGGGGAATATATCCCCGGTTAAGGCAGAGATTCACCGTGGGGCGACTGACCCCGGTCTTCCCGGCGATCTCGACCTGGGAAATGGCGCAGTCCAACACCAGTTGTTTCAGGGTGATGGGCTGGAATTCCATGTTGTACGGCGCGGATATCACTTTCCTGACCTCCTTCCTGCTGTTTAAAGAGCCTGCCGGCTGGCGCTGACCTGCCCGTCCGCTGAAGTGCTGGTGTAGACGGAGCGCCACTCTTCGCCGGCGGCGATGGCACGGATAACCTCATCGGCCGTGTTGACCTCGACGGACGCGCCGAAGGCGGCCCGCAGGTCCCGGTTTTCCTCCGGAGTGATCCTCCGGACGGCCCGCAATCGTTTGAGAAATTCGGTGATGCTGATCACTTTGGGGGCCTGGCGGGCTACCTCGATCGGCGTCCCCCGCCGGGGCATGGGCGTGGCTGCGAGTTTGTCGGCCTGGTGGCCAAAAACCTGCAGTGTGCCGCCGAAAGGGGCGTCGCCCTTCTTCTTCTCCTCGCCGAAGGCCAGGTTCTCGTTGGCCTTACGCACCTTCTGCACGGTCGTCTCGGGCTGGGCCTTGAACTCCTGGCCGATGATCGCCGCGTCGGCGCTGAAGCCACCAGCGAGAACGCCGACCGGTTGCACCAGATACGCGGTCTCGCCGAAGACCACCGCCACCTCGGGCCAGTGGTAGGGGCGCAGCACCACGGTCACCTTCTTGCCGGGGCGGATGCCGGGGATGTGCTTGAGCCGGTAGCTCTGGGTGCGGAAGCTGATGGTGTTGTCCTGGGCCACGGTGCGCTCGACCTCGGGCTCGGCGTAGAGATCTTGCAGGATCTCGTCGCTCGGCAGGTCGCGCAGTTGCTCCTGGCGGATGGTGAGCCAGCAGGCGCTGCGCGTCGTCTTGTGCCGGCGGTGGATGCGGCTGGCGTTCCACCCGGCGGCCCAGTCGATAGCCCAGGCGTTGAGCTCCTCGATGGTGGTCGCCGGCTCCAGCCGCAGCCTCGCCTCGAAGTGTGTTTCGACGATGTTTTGCGCCACTTCGGCCGAGCCCTGGCGGCGGGGGTTGTGCGGCAAATTCTTGGGGGTCTCGATATCCAGGCGCTCGATGAGCGCCATGATCCCTTTGGCAATATTGGCGCTGCCGGCGTCCATGAGCAGGAATTTAGGCACGCCCCGGAAAGGGAGCTTTTCGTGATGCCCGCCGCGCCAGGCGTTGGTGAGAAAATCGTAAGTGGTCTGCTGGTTCTCCCCGGCGGCGACATAGTAGCGAGGGAAAATAAAGTGGCTGAAGTGGTCGACCAGGATCATCCGGAACAGGCGCTGTTTTATTTTGGCCATGTTGGCGGGCTTCTGCTCCCGGTAGTCGCGCTCGTCGATAATCCGCAGCCCCTTGCCGTTTTTGAGGTAGTACTGGATGCAGATCGAAGCGTCGAAGACGTGTACATGGTTGGGGTGCAGGCTTGCCATGCGGATGGAGGGGTCGGTGGAGTCCAGGGCCGCGGCGTTCATCTCCCGCTCGCGCAGGATCGCCTGCAGCCGCGCTTCGGAGATCTGCCCGGGGGCGATGACGCCGTTGTCGATGGCGATCTGCAGCGCCTCGGAGACCGGCAGAATGACCCCCTTAACCTCGCGGGAGGTCTCCTGCATCAAGGCGCTGACGTGCTTGAGCTGCTCGCCGGTCAGACCGCACTTGAGGTCCCCCTTGTCCTTGCGGGCCTTGCGGCCGCTATTGAAGCCGTGTTTTGCGGCGATGCGGTACAGGGTCGACGGGGCCTTGCCGGTCATCGCCTCATATTCGGCGATGATCCGGTCTTTTTCCCCGTTGACCGCGCGGCCCAGGCGCGCCGCCATTTCCCGTGCCCACTCCATGGATCAGTCCTCCCCGTCCACACCGCGCAAGTTGGGCTGGATCCAGCCGGGCGAGTCCATCTCGGCGTCGCCGTAGATGTCCCCGGCGGTGTCATAGGCCGCGTGCGTCACCCGCTTGAAATAACGTAACGTCTCCATCAGCGAGGCCTTCATGCGGCCGCTGGCGTCCTCGGGCAGCGGGTGGCGCTCGGGGTCGAACTGCATAAAAAAACCGTCGATGGTGATGCGGGCGTTGGTGCACTTCTGAATAAAAGCGTCCTCGTCGGGGGTGAGCCCTTTGCGGGCGGCGGTGTCCTCGTAGCGGGCCAGATCCTTCTCCTGCCGCCGGATCAGGTCGGTCTTGCTCTGCAGCAGCTTCTCGTTGCTGCGGATCACCGCGTCTTTCTCCCGCAGCACGTCGTCTTTGGCGTCAATGACCCGCTCCAGGGCGGCCTGCAGATCCTCGCGATGGTCGGCGTCGAGGGGAATGGTTTCGTCGCCGATGACCAGGATGCCGTCCTCGACCTGCAGAGCGCCTTCGTGGGTAAGCTGGCGGAGTTTGCGGAGGTCTCGGTGACCGACACGAAAACCGGCAACAGTTGCCAGAAATTCTTCGCCGAACGCTTCCAGATTAGCGATGCCGTCTTCAATCTTCTTCCGCGACATCCCTACGAATTCACAGAACTTTTCCCATGTTCCAATCCCCGGCATGTCTCGGTAGAGTTTTAAGTCGTGAACCTCTCTCAACCATTTAAAACCGGCAACGTTGCCGAAATCAGCAACCATTTTCGCGCCTTGGATGCGCCCGATCAGCTGATGGCTTTCGGCGACCCGCCGTTCGCGATCAGCTTGCTCGTTACGGACAATCTCCGCCTGTTTGCGCTCCATTTCGATCATCTCTATAGCCGCTTCACTGGCCTGATCGACTCTTTCTTTGGAGAGTTTGCGCAGCCGCGCCTCCAGTGTTTTTTTCTTCGTCGTCGTCCCAGGCTCCTCCCCGAGTTGGTCCAGGGCGGCCTGGATTGTTTCGGCGGAGGCGCGTTTCAGCGCCTCCGTAAAATTGACGTCGCCGACCGGTGTGCCGGTCAGCCAGCTCAAATCCCTTTTATTCACTCCTCTTGATGCCATCTCATGCCTCCAGTCGATTGAGTTCGTCAGTGGCTCGCTCGATAGTCCCTTGCAGCTGCGCCTTCTTGCGGGCCCAGAACAGCGCCAGCCCCATATCCAATTCCCAGGCGCCGCCGACGCTGCGCACCAGGTGCTCGTCTTCCAGGGTCGCCAGGTGGCACATCACCGTGCCGTGGGGCACGTCGACCGCCCGGGACACGTCCTGCCCGCTGACCGCCTGCTTCTGGTCGGCCAGGTACCGCAGGATGGAGACGGTCACCTTGATCGCCGCGATGCGGTTGTAGCTGCTCATGTTTTCCTCGCTTCCCGCCGCCCGGCCAGAACGGCGAAGGCGCCCACAATCCCCCCTCCGGCCAGGTTGACCCAGGGGAACCATTCTCCGTCCGATCCGGCGAGCGCCATGCCGGCGATCAGCAGCAGTGCCATCAGATATCTCATCGTTGACCTCCCTCCATCTCTTTTAGGAATATCTCCCGTTTTTTGCGCTGTTTTGCCGCTTTCTGTTCCTCTTCCCGCAACCGCTGGATCTCCGCCCGCAGCGCCTCGGGGCCCGGCAAGCAGAAGGCGCCCGCCGCCTCGGCCAGGATCTCCATCGGCTGCCGCCAGCCCGTCGCCCGGCAGAAGGCCGGCAGGCGGCTTCCCCAGATCTGGTGGCGGGTTTTGCTCTCGGCGGTCCAGCTGTAGATCATCTCCGCAGTGATCGTCTCTCCCAGCAGGTGCGACATCTCGCCGGCCACCTGGTGAATTGACAGCGGGCAGGCCTTGATTCCCTCGGAAAGCGATCGCCGCAGCCGCGCCTCTATGTTGACGCTTCCCTGGGCTGAGGGTTCCTCGGCCAGATTCCTCGACTGCTGGATCAGATCGAGCAGCGAGAGTTGGCCACTGTCAGTTTTCGGCGATCTTTTAGCCATTGCTAACCCCGGCCGTCTTTGATATCTTCCTGTTTAGTTCTTAATCGGCTAAAGCTCTTCATATCGCCGCGCAGGGGTTTGCGTTTCTTGTCGTAGCGCGATGGCCAGATGTCTGAGGGATGCGCGCCGATAATGTCAGCGACGATTTGCTCCATCACCGGCCAGGCGCTGCGCAGCACCCGGTTCGGGCCGGGAGGCGAGTAGCCGTATTCCCGTGCGATCCGCGCGAAGGTGTAATCCTTCTTCGCCAGGGCGCATTTGATGTCGGCCGGGTGCCAGTCGTTTTTTTTCGGTTTTTTGAAAGCAGCGTTCATGGGTTTATTCCTCAACAATTTCGACGACGACCCAGGAATCATTCCAGCTCCGCAAATGCGGGACTTCCCATCTTCCCTCGCGGGTTTCTGGGAAAATTTTGTAGATAAATTCCCACAGGTCGTACTGAGCGAGATGCAGATGTTTTGATTCGCCGTATTCGCGGACGTAAGTGTCTTGAAGCACCAGAAATTCTCTTTGGTGCTCTTTAGGGATACTGAGCGATCGCCCCAATTTTTCCTTCTTGCGGCTAGGCCAAAATTTCATTGTTTGTCTCCCTTTCAGTGAGGTAAAAAAATGTCTCTCCATGATTGGCTGTTCCTGCTTCAAAACGTTCTATTGCTGGTCATCGTTGGGTTGGTGGCCCTGGGCCGCTATGAGGTGTGGCGCAAGCGGCGCGATGATAGGAAGCGCCCGGCGGCCGCGGCGCCCAGGGTTGACCCTCCGAAGCAAGAGAGCCTCTCAGGAATAAAGCGGCGCTGACCCGAAATAATCCTTTTTTTTGACTGTCTGCGGTTCAGTTCTTAACTAGACAATGCAAATTTACTCGTTATTACGAGTGAAGTCAACGCTTTTTATCTTTTTTACGAGTGACTATGATTGGCTCTCGCCTTAAAGAGTGGCGTAAGGGAAAAGGCTTGTCACAACAAGCACTTGCGACTGTTCTAAACACATCTTCCGGTTATATAAGCGAAATTGAACAAGGGAAAACCGTCCCAGGTGGGAATTTTCTTGTCTCGTTAAATCGAGAATTTCACGTTGATATTAATTGGCTATTAAGCTGCGAAGAAAAGGAGTCGACTCCGCCGATCAGCCCTAGGGCGGTGGCGTTGGTGGATAATTTTGAGGCGATGAGCGAGAAGGACAAGTGTGCCTTTGAGCACCTTGTCTCTACGGTGGCGAAATCAGGGAAGAAGGTGACCAGGAAGGCGGAGTAAGGGTTTAACAACCATCAAAGGGAGGTTTTTATGAAGGTAGGACGAGAAACAATATTTAATTATGTAAAGGGCAGCAGATTTGTAGCCATCACCCGGTTACCCGATCCGGTAGAGCCTTTAGTCGGATATCAAGTCATCAATATCCAAGCAGAAAAGGGGATGTCACCCGAAAAGCTCTCAAACACACTTATTTACGCCTTCGGTGAGAAGCCGAAATTTGGTGGCGGCGAATTAAGAGCGCGACAGTTAAAATCTTTGATGGAGGCTCACTCCGAGAATGGCGACCAGCTGATCTTCTCAATCCAAGATGCGCACCTTTTACCCCCAAGGACCCTCTGGTCAATGAAACCGCTGAGCGAAATGTTTGACAACTTCAGAGAAAAGACCAAGATCGGCTTCATCTTCCTAGGGGATGTCGCAGTACTCAGCGATAAAATAAGTAAGATGGAAGATATCGAGCTGCGGACTGATTTTATATGTCAGTAAAGGGTGTTGGTTGGAGTGCAAACCTTATTTGATGATCGGTTGTTTGATCGGCACGACGCTGCCGCACCTGGTGCTGAACATCATCACCTCTTTCGGGACGGCCGGAGCCTTCTTTCTGGTCAGCCTGCTGCATCTCGAGCGCCACAGGATCGCCACCAAGAAAGGGAGGAGCATGCGGCAGCTGCAGTTCGCCGGCCTGGCCATGTTGACCTTCTCCATTCTCACAGGCTGCACCGGTCCCCTCTTCAGCGAAAGCAAAATGGGGCAGATCTGCACCGACATCAACGGATCCACCTGCCGATACGGCGCCGCCCAGGGCATCGGCATCTTCGGTTTCGGCCTCGACCAGGTCACCATCACCGCAGCCATGGAATCCGGCAACCTCACCAAAGCTATCACCACCAGTGAAGTCCGCGGCTACGGCCTGATCAGTATGGCCAAAATAACGGTTTACGGGGAGTAATTGTTATTTAAGAGAAGAGAGGGCCCCTGGACGGTCGATCTCACGAAGTAACAACCCTTCTTAAAAATAAAAATTGACCTGCGATGTGTTAGATGTCGTCGCATCAAAACATTCTTGACGAGACGCCGTTTTTTCTTCTTCGACAGCCATCCGTAAAGCACCGTCAACCACTCATTTCGCATTTTCGGGCATCTTGGTTTATCATCCCCCCTCATCAACCGAGCCGCAGCAGATGAACGGAGCAGGAGATGCAGGATCGAAGGCGCGCTTACTCAACTTACCAGCGTCCCTCAT